GTCTACCCTTGTCGCATCGCACACACCCACGCTCGCCAGAACAACGGGCTTCAAGGTAGGGGGTCGTATGGCCAGATCACCGAAAATCACGCATAAGCTCCTCCTCGAAGGCGACCCTCTAGAGATCCTCAAGCTCAAGCTGATCGAGGTGCGCCAGGACCGCGACCTCGCGAAAAAAAGTGGGAAGGCTTGGACGACGGTGTCCAGCCTCCATCGTCTTGAGTGTGACCTGCTCCGCCAGCTCGCGGACCTCAGGACTGCGACCGCTCAAGTCGATCCCCTCGACGCCCTCAGCGACGAGGAGCTGGAGGCCCTCGCGAGTGGAGCACCGGCCTCTCAGGAGGTCGAGCCTCAAGAGGCGCCAGCCCTGCGCCTGGTAGGCGCGAGGTGAACGTCGCGACCAGCGGGAGGCGTGAACGCCTCCTCGCACAGGTGCGCGCACGGGAGGCTCTCGCTCGACGTAAGGCAGCGAGGCCCCTGGACTTCGTCAGGTGGCTCAAGCCCCAGGGCCAGGTCCTGGAGCACACGAGCAAGCGCCTCCTCTATCGAGGGGGGAACCAGGTCGCGGGCAAAACCACGGTCGGCGCAGGTGAGCTGATCTGGAGGTGCTTGGGGAAGCACCCTCGCAAGAGGGTACACGCAGGCCCGATCATCGCAGTCGTCGTGAGCACCGCGAAGCAGGGCCGGGCGATCCAGCGCAAGGTGCGCGCCCTCCTGCCTGATGCAGAGGTCGACTGGTCGCTCACGCAGTACAACGTGAAAACCGGCTTTGGTGCGAACGAACCAGCCATCATCTTTAAGAACGGGTCGATCGTTCGGTTCCTTACGACGGAGCAGGGCGCCGTAGTTATCCAGGGGGACACCCTCCACTACGTCTGGATCGACGAGACCTGCACTCCCGAGGTTTTCCGCGAGCTTGAGCGTCGCGTTTTGATGCAGAACGGCGACATACTGCTGACCTTGACTCCGATCAACCGGCCTGCGGAGTGGGTCGCGGAGAAGGTGGAGCAGGGCCTCCTAGACGAGGTCCACGTTCGTCTCACCATCGAGGCACTCACGCACGAGGACGGGAAGCTGCGCACCCTGGAGGACGGCACCGTCTTAGACCAGACGTGGATCGACGAGCAGCGCCGAATCGTTCCGGCGCAGTGGGCGCCGATCATCCTCGACGGTGAATGGCGCGTAGTCGGCCTCGGGGCATTTTTCAAGGCATTCGACCGCGCGGTTCACGTCTCCGACACCGCACAACTCGACGCGGATCAGGGTGAGATCCGCTGGCACCTGGGCGTCGATTACGCCAGTGTGGACCGTGAGGGTCTCGTCGCAATTCTAGTCCAGGTCCAGCATTTCCCAGAAACCAGGGAGAGCCCTGGGAAGCAGTGGGTCATCATTCAAGACTGTGTGGTCCTGCCCGGCATATCGACGATCACTCAGCTCATCGACGAGGTTGTCTCGATGCTCCAGCGCAACGGCCTCAAATGGCGCGACATCAAGACCGCATATGGCGACAACCCGGTGGAATCTCGTAACGGGTACAAATCGAACCTCGACTTCATGCGTCGCTTGGCGCACCGTCTCCAGATCGTGGAAGCTGGCCTCCGGCCTCGCCTCCTGAACGCGAAGGAAGGTCGCGCGAGTGCAGGGAGCGTAGACGCGGGGCTTAGATACCTCCACGACCTGATGGTGTGTCACCGCCTGATCGTGAGGAGTCGCGTGCTCCCGGTCATTGAGGCTTTCGAGCAGTACATCCAGGGCGACAAGCTGCAAGCCGCGAAGGATATCGTGGACGCGGTACGCTACAGTCTCAAAGATTACATCGAGAGCCGAGACAACCCGTACTCCGGAGTCGTGCTCCGTCTCAGGAGGTAGGGCGCCTGTATGCACGACTCCACGCACCTCCCGCACCTCATCCCCGCGCCCAGCTCTCACGTCACGATGAATCGCTGGGAGCACACTCGTCTCCGCCGCAGAATGCTAGGAGGGGAGTGGACTGAAGACCTCACTCGACGGATCGCGCTCGAAGTGGGCACCGAACGGCGCGACGGTTGGGGTATCGCCAAGACGACGTCGAACCCCTTCAGCCAGATCTGCCGGGAGCAAGCTGCGCTTTACAGCAGGGAGCCCGTCGTGCGCGCCCCGAAGGGCGACGTCATCTTCGGGATCTTGGCCGACTCGATCAGGGACAGTGGGCTCTGGTCAAAGGCCCAGGAGTTCCAGGCACATGTGGTCGGTCTGCGTGAGAGCTTTTGGCGCGTGGACGTGAGCCCCTCTGGGTCTGTCTCGTATCGACCTGTCTGGCCTGATCTGGTCGAGGCGAGGTCCGACGCCGCACGAGCTGATCAGCCCGTCGAGATCCGTGAGCTACGGTGGCGTGAAGGATTCGGCTGGACGTGGGACCATCTCAACATTCTCGGGGAAGGGGCGCCCTTCTATCGGGTCGAGAAGTACGGCTCCGACCTCGACTGCACCGTCGAGGTGTTGGGCCAGTCCTACGAGGGTGAGGCTTACCCGTATCGGTACTCCGATGGTGTGCCCTTCCTCCCGTACTGCATCTACCATGCGCGCTCCCTTGGCGACCGTCTCTTTCACGAGCGCGATCTCCTCGAAACCGTCGAGGCAAGCCTGGATTTGGCCGTCGCGTACTCGATGCTCTCGCACGTCTTCCGAGACGCATCATGGCCCCAACGCTACATGCTGGGATGCACCCCTGCTGGGGGAGATGTCTCACCCGACGGGCATCGTAGAACGGTCGTGGCCGACCCTGCGACCGTGCTCATTCTGACCCCAGACCAGGGCTTCACTGGCCAGCCCTCTGTAGGCCAGTGGAACGCCAGCGCCTCCCCTCGTGAGCTGGAGGAAGTCATCAGCTCGATCGCTAACCGCGTGGCGATCGAGGCCGGTCTTCCCCCTGCTGACATTCAGCGTATGGGTGGAACGGCCCGATCTGGGTACGCTATCGCGCTGAGCAACGAAGGCAAGCGCGCGGCGGCGCGCAGGTTCGCGCCGTCCTTCCAGGCATCAGACGAAGAGCTGGTCGGGAAGACTGCCGCGCTCTTGAACAGGTCGGGAGGTTTCAACCTTCCCGAACGCGGGTACACGGTCCACTACCAAGATTTGCCTCTCTCCCCAGAGGAGGCCAGCTCGCGCCGTGAGAACGCGATCAGCCTCCTGAACGCTGGCTTGATGTCGCGGCTCGACGCTTACATCGAGCTTCACCCTGGGCTCTCGCGAGATCAAGCACGTCTCGACCTCGCCGCTATCGACGCTGAGCGCGCGTCGATGACCCCCACCTCCACTCCCGAGTGAACGATGGACACCACGATCTCCCCCGCACCTGAGACGGTCGCCGCACCTGTCTCCCAGGCGCCCGTCTCCCCGACCGCTCCGGTTCAGGAGGCCGCGCCCCCGTCCCCAGACCTCGCCGCCCTGCAGGCACGCATCGCCGCCTTCGAGGCGCAGCTCCAGGAGAAGGAGTCGGCCTGGGGGATGGAGCGTGAGCTCTTGAGGAGCGGTGTCCTCGACGACGAGGCGCAGGAGGTCGCGAAGCTGTTCTACTCCAAGGTGGCCGCGCCAAAGGAGGGCACGAAGCCCACGATCTCCCAGTGGCTCGCGAACAGGGAAGCTCTCCCGAAGGCCGTCGCCGCGTACCTGCCCCAGGCCCAGGTTCAGCAGAGCCAGGCACCAGCTCCCCAGGCTGGGGCAGCTCCCCAGGCCCCACAGCCTCCGGCTCCTGTGCGCCTCCCGGACAGCGACCGGGGAGCAGGGGCAGCGCCCCAGGCGTCGAGCAGCTTCTCCCCCACCGCGATCAAGAACCTCACGCCCCAGGAGTACGCGGCGAGCAGGCCCGCGATCCTGGCCTCCCTTGGAAAGAGGTGACCCTCGAAAACGGGGCTGATTTCAAGAGAAAAGGCGGGAGGTAGGGCGCGGTGAGGGAGAGCAACCGTGCTCCTCCCCACACTCTCAAGAGGTACACAATGGCTGACGAGATCGTCTTCTCCTCCCTCTCCGACGCGACCGTCGCGGCGACCCTCCACCAGGAGATTCTCCTGAAGATGGGCGATCGAGCTTCTCTTTGGGGCCATCCCGCGCTCGCGTACATCGGCTCCGTGAACGGCACGGGGAGCAACGTGAAGAAGGCGGCGATCTGGGGCCTCGACCTCGCCCCGATGACCTCGCCCTCTGAGGGCGCCGCCGTCGCGAACAGCGCGATCTCCGGGTACACGTCCTCGGTCTCCGTGACCGTCGCCAGGCAGGCCATCGCCTGGGCACCCTCGGACCTCTCCGCCATGACCTGGGGCGTGGGCGCCTCCGGTCTGATCGAGCGGATCTCGACGGACGTCGTCGGCTCCGCGAAGCGGAGGTTCCAGAGCCTCTTGTGCGACATCACCGACGGGTTCACGTCGACGGCGGGCTCCACGGGTGTCGACTTCAGCGTCACGAACCTCTTCAGCGCCCTCGCCATCCTCCAGAACGCCTCCGCTGAGGGCCCCTTCCTGGGCATCCTTCACCCGGTCCAGCTCTCCGACCTCCAGGCGTCTCTCAGGTCTGAGACGGGGGCTCTCGCCTTCCACACCGCGACCCCGGAGATGATGGCTCTGAAAGGTCAAGGGTTCGCCGGGCACTACCTGGGCGTGGACTTCTACCAGAGCTCGCTCGTTCCGACCGCCAACGCTGGCGCCGACCGTGCGGGGTGCATCATGGCCCGTGGCGCCGTCGCCTACGCGGACGGCCTCCCCTCGCCCCAGGTGGGCCTTGGTGGCATGTCGATCGCGACCGGCCCGATCTTCGTCGAGCTGGAGCGAGACGGCGCGGCGAACACGACGAAGGTCATCGGCAACTACTACGTCGGTCTGGCCAAAGCGCAGGATGGAATGGGCGTATCGCTGATCACGGACGCATGACACCCTCCTGAGTGGACTGATCGAGGCCTCGCCTACCTCACTGGTACGCGGGGCCTTCGTGCGTCTCAGGTAGGGGGCATCATGGCATTCCAAGACTCCTCCTTCTCCTCCTCCTTCTCCCCAATCCCCGCTGAGCCCCCGAGCACTCAGCAAGCGGTCTTGCCCGTCTACGCGAGCGAGTACCCCTTTTTCCACCTGCTCTACCACCCCCTCCGGTGGATGTGGTTCAAGGATCGCTGGCTCCCCTCCCTGCGCAAGCTCCCGTTCAAGAACGGGAGCCAGCACATCGAGAACGACGACGTGAGCCACACGCTCGCGATCGAGGGCAAGACGGGGTGGCGTCTCATCCCACACGACGCGATCCCAGGCGAGGACTACGTCGTCGCCTACCCGGCTCGCGGGGGCCGTGCCCACTATTTCCGGTGGGAGCGTCTCAAGATGCTGGGCGAGTCTCTCACGACCAGCTCAGACGAGCAGGGCTACGCGGCCTACCTGGAGCGCGTCTGCGACCGTCTGGGTCTGACCCCAGACCCCGACGTCATCGCGGCGA